TTTGAGATGGCTCTGGGTGAGATCATTTGGCTGATTACACTTCTTGCGAACCAGCCGATCTTAATTCACAACTTAAAACATAAGGATGATAAACAAGAGCTTTTAACCGAAGAGGAAGTGGAGCTTTTGACTTCTCCGATGGATTTGGCGGAATACAAGGATGCCATTACGGACGCACTTTTAAAGGCGACCAAACGGAACATCGAAAGTGAGACTGACTCAAAAAACGCAGTGGCCGGGTAAGTGACGGAGAGTTATTTACCAGGCTTTTATATTTCGGGCTGAGCTGGCTTCACTTGTCGCAGGATGAGGTCTGGCTCATGCCCTTTTCTTTGCTCTTAGACCTAATGGAATGCCATAGACAATATGAAGGAATAGCAAGGCCCAAGCGAGAGTTTTCCATTGATGAGGTGATCCCAAGCGGGATTTAAAAAGTATTCACTGTGCAGGACGGCATCTACCCCGAGGGAAGGTGCTTTTTTCTTGCTCTTTTTCGGGAAGGAGGTGGCATAGATGGCAGATAAATTCGGTTTAAAGATTGGTCTTGAAGGCGAACGGGAGTTTAAAAAAGCCCTCGCCGACATCAATCGCTCGTTTCGAGTCCTCGGCTCGGAGATGAAGCTTGTTGAGTCGCAATTCGGAAAGAACGACCAGTCTTTGGAAGGCTCTGCAGCAAAACAGCGGCTTTTGAATAAAGAGATTGATGCGCAAAAGGACAAAATCAATACCTTAAAAGCCGCACTTGAGAATGCAGCCACCTCCTTCGGAGAAAATGACCGCAGAACCGATAACTGGCGGATAAAACTGAACGAAGCGGAAGCCGCCTTAAACGATATGGAGCGAGAACTCGACGAGTCGGCGGAAAGTGCTGATGAGTTGGGTGATGAACTGCAAGAATCTGGCAAGGCTGCAGAATCTTCCGAAGGTAAGTTCAAAAAGCTCGGTTCGGTATTAAAAGGTGTCGGAGCAGCGATGGGGACAGTCGCTGTAGCCGCCGGAGCTGCGGCTATCAAGCTCGGAAAAGAAGTCGTGAAAGAGTTCGGCGAGCTGGAACAAAACCTCGGCGGATCGGAAGCCGTGTTTGGAAAGTATGCCGCGTCCATTCAAAAGACCGGTGAAGATGCATATAAGAACATGGGCGTTTCGCAAAGTCAGTATCTAGCAACGGCAAACGTCATGGGCGCTCTTTTTCAAGGCTCCGGCATCGAACAGCAAAAGAGCCTGGAATTGACCGAAAAGGCTATGCAAAGAGCGGCCGACATGGCATCCGTCATGGGAATTGACATGCAGATGGCTCTGGACTCCGTAGCAGGAGCGGCCAAGGGCAACTTTACCATGATGGATAACCTCGGCGTGGCGATGAATGCGACCAACATCGAGGCCTACGCACTGGCAAAAGGTCTGGACTTTACCTGGGCTAAAGCGACACAGGCGGAAAAAGCCGAGATGGCCATGCAGATGTTCTTTGAGAACACGGAGCAGTATGCGGGAAACTTTGCCAGGGAATCGACCGAAACAGTAACGGGTGCACTAGGTCTATTGCAGGCATCCGTTCATTCCTTTGTCGGCGGCTTGGGAAACGCCAATGCCGATATGACGAACCTGACGGCAAATGTTGTTGATGCCTTTGGCGCTGTTGTAGAAAACATCGTTCCTGTTTTGGAAAATGTCATCACGGCAATCCCTATTGCTGTGGGCGGCATTATTGAAGCCATCGGCGAGCTTCTGCCGACACTTCTTGAAACAGCAACATCGCTATTTACGCAGGTTTTGGAAACACTCCTGTCTCTTTTGCCTGAGCTGATCCCCTTTGCGGTGGAAGCCCTTATGACGATTGTGACGGCTCTGATTGAAAACCTGCCGCTCTTAGTAGAAGCGGCGACGACGCTGGTCACGGCTCTGGTGGAAGGGATCGGCCTTGCCCTGCCGACTTTGATTCCTGCCGCTGTACAGGCGATTGTGACGATTGTTCAGGGCTTAATCGAGAATCTGCCCTTGCTCCTTGATGCGGCTTTACAGTTGATCATGGGGCTTGCTGAGGGTCTGATTACGGCCATCCCTGTGCTGATAGAAGCCCTCCCTCAGATTATTGAAGCAATTATCAGTTTCCTGTTAGGGGCAATTCCGCAAATTATTGAGACAGGCATTGAGCTTTTGACGGCACTAATCGAGGCCTTACCTGACATTATTGAGCAGATAGTGACGGCGATTCCGCAGATTATCGATGCCTTGATCACGGCGATACTCGGTTCAATCCCACAGATCATTCAAGCGGGAATTGATCTTTTGGTGGCCCTCATACGGGCACTGCCCCAGATTATTACGACCATTGTCAAAGCGATCCCTCAGATTATAGCTGCCATTGTGAACGCCTTTGCCGGAAATATCGACAAAATCATTATGGCTGGTGTTGAACTCTTTGTTGCTCTCATTAAAAATCTACCGACCATTATTGTTGAGATCGTCAAGGCTGTGCCGCAGATTGTTACAGGGATTGTCCAAGCCTTCGGCTCATTAATGTACAAGATTGTGGAAGTCGGCGGCAACATCGTCAAAGGCCTCTGGCAAGGAATCAAGAGCCTTGCTTCTTGGCTCTGGGATAAGGTGACGGGTTGGATTTCCGGTATCTGGGACGGGATCAAGAACTTCTTCGGCATCTCCTCGCCGTCCAAGGAAATGGCCTGGATTGGTGAGATGCTGGTTAAGGGTCTGGCAGGTTCAATTGAAACATCTGGTGATGAAGCTGTGTCGGCTAGTGAACGGCTTGTCCGTGACATAGGCGATGTGATGAATAGCTTGGGTGAAGGCATGGAAACAGCAATCCCCACAGACTTTCACTTAAATGCCAAGAGTACTGTTCTTCCCGCAGGCGATACAAGCGCTTTCTCTGAACAAAGAATGCCGCTTATACACATTGAGCAGATGTTTGTCAGAAGCGAGGACGATATCCGGAAAGTTTCGCAGGAGCTGTATAACCTCATCGAAGCGGGTTCAAGAGCACAAGGCCGCTTCTCGCCGGCTTAAAGGAAGAGGTGATGATTGTGGGATTTATCTATGACGACGTTTCATCAAAAGATATGGGTGTGAAAGCAAGGCTTACCTCATGGCAGGTATCGGGCACACTTAGGAACTACTCCGCCGCTATTCCCGGAAAATATGGTGTGGCGGACTTTGGAGCAGATATGGATGCAAGGGAGATCCCTGTTTCCTGCTCTATTTTTCCTAAACTGCGTTTTTCAGACTTGGTGGAAACCTTGGACGGGATTGCTCTTTGGCTTTCTCCTGTGAACGGCTTAAAGCAGTTGATATTTGATGATGTGCCGGATCGCTATTTCATGGCCAGATTAAAAGACAAAGTGGACTGTGAACGGATTATCCGGGCTGCAGGCGTGTTTGAACTCTCTTTCTATTGTCCTGATCCCTTTGCATATGCTTTGGAAGATGAGGTCTTTACTATTATGACGACAGGGCAATCCGCAGTAACACGAAGCCTTGGAAACATCGAATCGAGACCTGTTTATTATCTAAAAGGAAGTCTGACGAAGGGTGCGGAAAATTATATCTCCATTTCCGTGGGTGGCATAGAGATGAAGATTGTAAACGCTGAGCTTTCTACAGGAGAGATACTTGCCATCGATACAGAGAAAATGACGGCCTATGTGGAGGATGGAAACGGCTTTGTACTGAGAAACGCCCTGCCTTACTTGCAGGAGCTGAACTTCCCGGAGCTTGCTGTCGGAGAAAACAGCATCCTGATTGAAGCAGTAAACGGGACATTTTCAGAACTTGAAATAAAGGCAAGAAGCCGTTGGAGGTGATGAAGCATGGCTCTTAAAATACATATCCAAACACAGGAGGATTTCACAGGCGAGTTTCCTCTTGAGTTTGCCAAGTCCGGTCTTTGGCGTTTTAACGAAAATGATATCGATGATCAGGGTTATCTTTTAGATTCCTCTGAAAACAATCGCAAAATGGAAGTCATTAATCGGGCCGGTACAACAGCGGGACTTCGAGCGGGGGCTATGGGCAACTATGTGCAGATAAACCTACATGATCCGGGAACGGAAAAGAGCTATCTGAAAGTCTCAAACGACGGCAGCATCTTTCAGAACATAGGCGATACAATTCTGGTTGGTGGTTGGATTAAGCCTACGATCTACTCCATTGGGAACACGTACTGTCCGCTCTTTAACACCCGATCCGGTCCCGGACATCCGATCTTTTATCTTTCCTTCTTTCAGGGAAGACCCCGCATTATGCTCTATAACGAATCGGGATCACTCATCTTGGACAGGACGACTTCTCCCTCTTTTTCTTTCGTGAATGGAGGAGTTTACTTTATCGCTTGTCTCATACGGCCAAACGCCAAGACGGCGCAGTACATCATAGGTGACAGGTCGGACGGCAAGTGCTGGATATCAGCGGTATATTCCTTTACAGGCGAGCTGAACCGCTCCTCAAAAGCCGATATTGTCCTTGGTATGCACGCCGGAAGCTACTGGTATGCAGGCGGTTTTGACGATTGGTTTTTGGATACCGATTCAGAGCTTACGATGGATGATTTGGAAGAACTGTTTCGCTCCTCCTATTTTGCAAACGGCGGAGACAAGGTATCCTCTGTGGATGCCTTGTCTGAACCCGGCAAAGTACTTTTAAAGAAAACGGAAGGTTCATATCCTTTATCAGGGGAACTGTTGACAAAGGCAAAGCCCCTGTCCCTTTCCGGCACGGGCAGGATTGCTATTACGAAGGAATACGAAGCAGGAGTGACAGATATCTCCTTAGTGGAGTATAGGACAAGCTCCGATTTAAATACATGGAGTGCTTGGACAGCTCTTCCAGAAGACGGAAAAATCGAAACCTCAGCTGATTACATCCGCTTTCGCATCACTCTTACGACAACTGACCAGACAAAGACACCTAAGCTTATCGATATCCGGATCTACGATATTCCGAAAGCACCTTATGAAAAGATGGGCTATGCCCGGCCGGTGCTTTTAACAGCTGATGGAGCTTGGGAAGCGGTCTTAGAAAATGCTTACGACATTATTGTTATTAGTGAAGTGAATGGTGAAGATACTCTGCACTTTAAACTGCCTTTTAGGGATCAAAAGCGGAGCTACTTAGAAAACGAGAAGAAGATTCAGATCGTAGACGACATTTATAAAATTCGCACCATCAATGATATCAAGGATTCTACAGGAAATACTGTGACGGAAGTCTATGCCGAAGCGGAGTTTTATGATCTGACATTCAGTGTCCGAAAAGAAGAAAAAAGCTTTGATGCGGAGACGGCGGAAACAGCGATGGCCTATGCCCTTGAGGGTACGGACTGGAGTGTGGGTACGGTGAATGTCAAGACAAAGCGTACTTGGGTTTCTTCAGAGAAAAACGCCCTCTCCATCCTTCGCGCTGTCGCAAGCCTTCACGGTGGAGACCTGGTCTTTGACTGTCCCAACAGGCTCGTTCATCTCTACACGGTGAGCGGCAGGGACAGCGGTGCGCTCTTTGCCTATAAGAAGAACATGAAGAGCATTGAACGGGTGGTCGATACGAGAAATCTAATAACGCGCCTATATGCGATAGGAGCAGATGGCATGACTTTCTCCGACATCAACAATGGAAAGCCTTATTTGGAGGATTTTTCCTACTCGAATGATGTACGCATCTCCACACTTGACTGTTCTTCCTTTACTAATCCCTACCAGATGAAAGAATT